TTTATGTCGGCCCGAAATAATTCTTCAGAGTGAGATATTTAGGTATATGGGTAATAGCAAATTAAAAGTGGTGGCTGGCCAATCAGTCAAGGCGGGGCTGACCTCCAAGCAGGAGGCCTTCGCTCAGGCGGTAGCCAAAGGGCTAACGCTGGCAGATGCTTACAGGCAATCATACTGTGCTGACAAAATGAAAGACGGCTCCATATGGTCTGAGGCGTCGGCTTTGATGTCTAACCCCAAGGTCACCAGTAGGGTGGGTGACCTTCAGCAGGCTAAAGAGGACAAAACACTGCATGATAGCGTGCGCTTGAGGAGGCTGGTTCTCGACAGGTTGCATCAGGAGGCGATACAGGCAGAGTCCGATAGCGCCAGAATTCGTGCGTTGGAACTGCTTGGGAAGAGCATCGCAATGTTCACCGACAGAGTTGAACAGGATGAGGGCGTCAGGACATCGACAGACCTAGAGCAGGAGTTGATCGACAGACTGAAGAGCCTATCTGCCTAGGGCTAGACAGGGGTACCCTTTCACAGGCTACAGGCATCGTCTGACCCCACCTACCCCAGCCCCCCGATGATCGTGCTGACGGTGACACATACACATACACAGTGTTATGCACGAATAATCCATAGCTTTTCACAGTACCCCAACTTCTTTTAAGCTAGGGTAGCCCCACCCCTTGCTAAAAACCCGGCAGAGACGCTTAGAATTGCTCTCAGGTAGACACCCCCCCTACTCTCTCGGGTCCCTAGTACCCCCATAATATAATTTGCCAAAAAAAAAATTAAAATAATTTGCCAAGAACAATTAACAGGCGTTATAATCATTCCTAATGCGAAGCATTGGGGATGTCTTAGCATACATACCTATAAGGTATGTAAGGATATACACAGCAGTATATACTTAGCATGTGCTAGAATTAAGTTGAGAAGGTGGTTCGTCTCCCACCAACTCATTGGGGGCCGATTGGCCCCCTGTTTTTAAAGAGGCGCTACAGGAGAGACCCCATGTACTTCTCGATCCACTACGAGAACGGCGCATCAAACTTTCAGTACGAAGTCAACACTCCCGGCACCGATATCAAAGCAGTTATGATGGGCGTCGAATCTTTCTTTGAGACCACTATGGAAGAAGGACCCGAAGAATCTGAAGAGCCCGAAAACGGCGAAGAGGATGATGGAGCTGTTATTCCATGAGCAACGTCTATAACTTTACAGGGCAAACTTTCGCTGATATCAACGCGAAAGAAATGCTTGAGCATATTACAGAGAGTCTTGATTTTGAGCAGGTTGTGGTTGTTGGTTGGACTAATAACAATAAGCTCACTCTCTGTTCTTCGATGGGGCAGACTGCCGAAATTGTTTACGCCCTAGAGATGGCCAAGAAAGCTGTAATGGATGCCTCCGAACTCTAATCAAGTAGCAAGCTCTCAGGATCTGCAAAATTATATTGCCGAGATCAAGAACCTTTCACCGGTAGAACAGAAAGAACTACTTGATCTTGTTGGCCAGCTAGAAACTGCAAAGGCCCGCGAAAAAGCGCAATTGCACTTTTTAGACTTCGTTAATCAAGTTTGGCCCGCTTTCATTGCAGGCCGGCACCACACTGTTATGGCCGATGCCTTCGAGCGAGTTGCTAGTGGTGATCTCAAGCGCTTGATTATTAACATGCCACCACGGCACACCAAGTCAGAGTTTGCATCTTACTTGTTTCCCGCTTGGTTTCTTGGCAAGTATCCAGATAAGAAGGTGATTCAGACCGCACACACCGCAGAACTTGCAGTGAACTTTGGTCGTAAAGTCCGTAACCTCGCCAGTTCCAAAGACTACACAGACATTTTTAAGGAAACGGAGCTGTCCGCTGACTCAAAGGCCGCTGGTCGTTGGGGTACATCTAAAGGCGGAGACTATTTTGCGATTGGTGTTGGTGGCGCGGTGACTGGTAAGGGTGCAGATGTACTAATAATTGATGACCCGCATTCCGAACAAGACGCCGCTCTAGGCGCATATAACCCTGAAGTCTACGATAAGGTCTATGAGTGGTATACATCTGGGCCAAGACAGCGTTTACAACCGGGTGGTGCCATCATTATTGTGATGACCCGCTGGTCTGTACGGGATTTGACTGGACAAATTATAAAGAAGTCCGCAGAACGCACAGGATCTGACGAATGGGAGTTGATTGAGTTCCCTGCCATTATGCCTTCTGGGCTACCATTATGGCCTGAGTTCTGGCCACTATCACAACTTGAAGCTCTAAAGGCCGAACTTCCTGTTTCGAAGTGGCAGGCTCAGTATCAGCAAGATCCAACTTCTGAAGAAGGCGCGTTGATCAAGCGAGAGTGGTGGCGCGAGTGGGATAGGGAATCTCCGCCGGAATGTGAGGCGATTATCCAGTCATGGGACACCGCGTTTTTGAAGACACAGCGCTCTGACTACAGTGCTTGTACGACATGGGGCGTATTCTATCTCCCGAATAATGAAGGCAAGGATGTCCCGAATCTGATATTATTAGATAGCTTTAAAGAAAAACTGGAGTTCCCTGATCTCAAGCGTGCCGCATACGAGCATTACTGGGAGTGGGAGCCTGATCAAATGATCGTGGAGAAGAAAGCCTCCGGCGCCCCGTTGATCTTTGAGCTAAGAGCGATGGGTATTCCTGTAACGGAATTCACCCCGTCACGAGGACAAGATAAGATCGCCCGGGCTAATGCTGTGAGTGATTTGTTTGCATCCGGCGTTGTTTGGGCACCACCCACTCGATGGTCAGATGAATTAATTGAGGAATGCGCGGCATTCCCATCTGGAGACCATGATGACTTGGTGGACTCAATGACACAAGCGTTACTGCGTTTCCGCCAAGGCGGATGGATTCGGACATCTATGGATGAATGGGACGATGAACCTAAATACATACGGAAGGTTGAGTATTACTGATGGCCATTGAAAAGACGATGGAGCCTTTAACAGAGGTTCAGATTGAGATTCCTGATCAAGACATTGAGCTTGAGGTAATCAATCCCGACGCGATGACTATCGAAGAGGACGACGGAAGTATGTCGATTATCTTCGACCCTGAAATGCAAGAAGACATGATCGGTCCAGACCACGACTCAAACCTTGCCGAGTTTATTGATGATGATGATCTTGATGAGATCGGATCGGATCTTATTGGTCACTTCAAGTCAGATCGAGAAAGCCGCAAAGATTGGGCCCGGTCGTACATCAAAGGCTTGGACCTCATGGGCTTCAAGATGGAAGAGCGTGATCAACCATGGCCCGGAGCATGTGGAGTTTTTCACCCAGTGCTCACAGAATCTGTTGTTCGTTTCCAAGCACAGGCAATCACTGAACTTTTCCCAGCCAGCGGTCCTGTTCGAACAAAAGTTCTAGGAACCATGGATGAGGCAAAGATAAAGCAAGCTTCTCGAGTTGAGCATGAAATGAATTATCAGCTCACAGAGAACATGTCTGAATACCGAGATGAGTTTGAGCAGATGCTGTTCAAGCTTCCATTAGCAGGATCTGCATTTAAGAAAGTTTACTACGACCCAACACTAGAGCGTCCAGTGGCGATGTTTGTTCCTGCTGAAGATTTTGTTGTGTCTTATGGTGCCTCCGATCTTAATACCGCAGATCGCTACACGCACGTCATGAAGAAGAGCCCCAATGAACTACTCAAGATGATGGTCAATGGGTTCTATCGAGATGTCGATTTACCGGACCCAGCTCCGGAATACTCCGACATCGAGGAGAAGTACGATGATCTTGGCGGAGAAACACCTTACGGGATTGATGACGATGATAGACATACAATCCTTGAGATGCACGTTGATTATGACCTGCCCGAGCCATTTGGAGATCCTGATGGGATTGCTCGTCCTCATGTTATTACGCTAGATAAATCATCAGGTACGATTCTTTCTATCCGGAGGAACTGGTTTGAGGATAACCCCAAAAAGCATAAACGGCATTATTTTGTACACTATCGTTATTTACCCGGCCTTGGTTTCTACGGTTCTGGGCTTATTAATCTTATTGGCGGCTTAGCAAAGTCAGCCACATCAATCCTCAGGCAGTTGGTTGACGCAGGGACACTAGCTAATCTACCTGCCGGCCTCAAGGCCAGAGGACTGCGAATCAAAGGAGATGATTCGCCTTTGATGCCGGGAGAGTTCAGGGACGTTGATGTCCCCGGGGGCGCAATCAGGGATAACATTTTCCCGCTCCCTTACAAGGAACCTTCCAGTGTCCTGTATCAGCTACTCGGCAACATTGTCGAAGAGGGCCGAAGGATTGGCTCCGTAGCTGATGTGGATATTTCTTCAGCGAACCAGAACGCACCAGTGGGTACTACACTCGCTTTGCTCGAAAGATCGTTGAAGGTGATGTCGGGAGTACAGGCCCGCATCCATAGTTCGTTTAAGAAAGAGCTGAAGTTACTCTCGGATATTATCCATGATTATATGCCAGCAACCTATGAGTATGATATTGAAGGAGAATTTTCTCGCCTTGATGATTTTAATAAGCGCATTGATGTCATCCCCGTATCTGACCCGAACTCATCAACAACGTCACAACGAATTATTGCCTATCAGGCGGCACTGCAACTTGCACAACAGGCCCCTCAGCTTTATAACTTAGGGCAACTCCATCGTCAGATGTTGGAGACCCTGTCGATTCCGAATGCGGATGAGATTGTGAAGTTACCTGACGACATTAAACCGAATAATCCTGTGACCGAAAACATGATGATGTTAAAGCAACAACCGGTCAAAGCTTTTGATTACCAAGATCACGAGTCACATATCGTCGCGCACATGGCAATGCTGAACGATCCAAAGATCCGAGAGATAGTTGGACAGTCCCCATTTGCTGGAGCAATTCAAGGCGCGATGATTGAACACATTACAGAGCATGTCGCATTCCAGTATAGAGATGAAGTCGAAAAACAAATGGGTGTTCCGTTACCAAGAGAAGATGAGCTCTTACCTGAAGACGTCGAGCGCGACTTATCGCCATTGATCTCTAAGGCGGCTGATAGGGTGTTGCAACGTGGTCAACAAGAATATGCGGCGCGTAAAGCGCAGGAACAAGCAGAAGATCCGCTCACGCAGATTCAACAGCGCGAGCTTGCGCTCAAGGAAGCTGAGTTCAAACATAAGATCGATATGGATGTTGCTAAGCTTCAGTCGGATATTGCAGGTCGTCAAGCGACTCGCGGGGTTGAGCTAGTACGAATGGAATCTCAGGAGCGCCAAGAAGGTGCTCGTCTGGGCGTTAAAATTGCAACAGACGCAGATAAGCTCTCAAAAGAAGAGCAGATGGAAGGCGTGAAACTAGGTGCAAAAATAGCCGAGTCAATCGCAGACAAAGAATAAGTGCATTTGCACTTTTATAGGAGACGCATATGTCAGAACTAGAGTATCTGAAAGGGAAGGTGCGTGAGCATATGAATGCTCTTGCGGACCATCTAGCAGGAGGAGGCTGTGCCGACTTCGAGCAGTACCAACATGGAACCGGTATGATCAAAGCTTTTGCTGTTATTGAGCGGGAGATACTTGATCTTGAAGAAAGAAACAACAGCGCCTAAACGCCTGTCAACCCATGATATACTGTAAGTGCTAGAAAATACGTCAAAATGACGCAGGCACTACGGGCCATAACCGTAAGCAAGGAATCGAAATGCATGTAAAGCAGTTCGAGCTAACACCGGAGCTTGAAGAAATTTTACCGGTGCCTAAGGGTTATAAGCTATTGGTAGCTTGTCCCGAGATCGAAGAAACGACCGAAGGCGGTATTATCATCGCCAACGAGTATCGAAACAAAGAATCCACAGCATCAATCTTTGGATACGTCATCACAATTGGTGACGATGCCTATGGTGACCTAGACAAATTTCCACGAGGACCTTATTGCGAAACAGGCAATTGGGTGATCTTTCGTTCTTACACCGGAACACGGTTCAAGGTGAATGGACAAGAGTTCCGTCTCATCAATGATGATTCGGTAGAGGCAGTTGTTGAAGATCCAAGAGGCATAGAAAGAGCATGAGCGAAGAAGAATTGCAGGTGGAAACAATCGAAGAAGACAGTTCAGATTTCGAATTAGAGATTGAAGACGATACTCCAGAAGAAGACCGTGGTCGCCCACGGAGGCCAGATGGAACAGAGCCAGACATTGGTTCGGAAGAAGAGCTGGAAGATTACTCTGGAAAAGTTCAGAGTAGAATCAAGAAGTTACGATTTGAATATCATGAAGAGCGTCGCCAAAAAGAAGAGGCACAACGACTTCGTGACGAAGCAATAGCTTTTGCTGAGAAGAAATTTTCAGAAGCAGAGAATTATCGTAAGCGTTTAACTGAAGGCGAAAACGTCCTTGTCGGTGAGGCAAAGGGTCGTCTTGCGGCTGAGATAGAAAAGGCCAAGAACGCATACAAGCAGGCTTATGAGATCGGTGACTCAGATGCATTGACCGAAGCACAGATGAAGATGTCTGAGCTGACGACAAAGAAATCTCGTTACGACTCATATAGGCCAAAAGAATACCAGCCCGCACAAAACCCATTCCAACAAGCACAGCAGAAGGCCGAGCAACAACCTCTTAGAGCCGACCCTCAAGCAGAAGAGTGGGCCAGAAACAACTCTTGGTTCGGGCAGAACAAAAGAATGACAGCCTATGCGATGGGAGTTCACGATGAACTCGTGTCCAATGGTGTCAACCCAACTAGTCAGGAGTATTACAACGAAATCGACAAAGCAATTGGTGAAGCTTTCTCAAGCGACACCGGTGGGTCGGTTCGTCAAGAATCAGGTTCCGTGGTAGCCCCGGCGACTCGTTCGTCTAAATCACCACGCAAGATACGACTGACCACAACACAGGTCGCTCTCGCCAAGCGACTAGGCTTATCGCCTGAGCAATATGCGGCGCAACTTATGAAGGAGAAGCAGTAATGTCAACTAGAGCCCCAAGGGAAACTCAGACCCGCGAAAAAACTGAGCGAAAAAAAACATGGGCCCCAGCTTCTCGCGTTCCTGAGCCGCTTAAAAACGATCAATACTCGTATAGGTGGATTCGAACAGCAACACTTGGTCAAGCAGATAATACAAATGTTTCTGCGAAGTTCCGGGAAGGATGGGACCCAGTTCCAACTAGTGAACATCCTGAACTACAAGTAATGTCTGATATCGACTCTCGGTTTGAAGGGAATGTTGAAGTCGGCGGACTCTTATTATGTCGCAATGAAAAAGAGAACGTCGAAGCCCGGAACGAACACTTTCGTGATGTGGCGCAACGGCAGATGGAATCAGTGGATAACAATTACCTTCGGGAGAATGACCCACGGATGCCCATGTTAAGGCCGGAACGCTCAACGAAAGTGTCATTTGGTAGCGGCAACTCCTAGTAAGTTACTACAAAGGGGTGCCGCAGTAAGACATTTAAGGAGATAAATATGTCTACAGTAGCCGCGCCCTTCGGACTCCGTCCGATTGGTCGTCTGGACAATGGATCAGTGGAGGTTTTCCGCCAGTATCCTATAGCTTCAGGCTATGCCACGAATATCGCAATGGGCGATATTGTACAATTGGTTGATGGTGGTACTGCCACCACAATACGAAAACAATCTGGAACAGGTGATGACACAACAGCACTCGATATTGTCGGTGTGTTTTTGGGTTGTAAGTTCACTGATCCAAACACAGGACAATTAACGTTTAGCCAGTTATGGCCAGCAAATACAGTTGCCTCAGACGCTATGGCCTATGTTGTTGACGATCCAAGCGTGTTGTTTACGATTCAAGCCGATGGCGCACCAACTAACGTTGGTGACATCTATGGTAAGAACTGTTTGTTAGTTCAAACTGCGCCTAACACCACATTTAAGGTGTCTCGCGTTGCTTTGGATATTTCAACGCTCGACACCGATCCTCAAAACCCGATTCGAATTATCGATTACCTCGGTGGCGATCAGGGTGATGAAAAAGGAACTGCCTTCCCACTTTTGGTATGCAAGTTCAATTATCATCAGCATACATCCACAACCGGCTCATAAGGAGACTGACTAATGGCTATTACACGCGCCCAGCTCCTCAAGGAGTTATTACCGGGTCTTAACGCATTGTTCGGTCTTGAGTACGATAAGTACGAAAACGAACATGCTGAGATCTACGAAACAGAAAATTCAGAGCGTTCTTTCGAAGAAGAAGTAAAGCTCTCTGGCTTTGGTGCCGCACCAGTCAAGCCAGAAGGTTCTGCGATTTCTTACGATAGCGCACAAGAATCTTTTGTTGCCCGATACAACCACGAAACAGTTGGAATGGGTTTCTCTGTCACTGAAGAAGCGATGGAAGATAACCTATATGACGCACTGTCAGCTCGTTACACCAAGGCACTTGCTCGTGCAATGGCGTACACCAAGCAGACCAAGGCGGCATCACTACTGAATACTGGTTTTGATACCTTCCAGTCAGGTGACGGAGTGACTTTGTTCAACGCCGCTCACCCAACTGTGGCTGGTGGAAACAACTCAAACCGCCCGGTAACAGCGGCTGACCTCAACGAGACTTCTCTTGAGCAGGCTGTTATTGATATCGCGGCATACACAGACGAGCGTGGTCTTTTGATTGCGGCACGTCCTCGTAAGTTGATCGTTCCACCTGCATTGATGTTCGTGGCGACTCGTCTCCTAGAGACGGATCTCCGTGTTGGCACTGCTGACAACGACCTCAACGCAATACGTTCTAACGGGTCAATCCCAGAAGGCTATCGTGTCAATCACTACTTGACTGACAATGATGCGTTCTTCTTGACTACAGACGTACCAAACGGCATGAAGCACTTCTTGCGGACTGCAATGCAGACGTCTATGGACGGTGATTTCGATACAGGAAACGTTCGTTATAAAGCTCGTGAGCGTTATAGCTTCGGCGTATCCGATCCACTCGGAATCTACGGCTCTCCGGGAGCTGACTAATAGAGAGGGGCCTTCGGGCCCCTTTTTTACCACAACAGAACTTCCCTTTTGACTGGCATGTTTAACATGCTCGATCTCAAGGCGATGAGCCACCTTATGTGGCTTTATCAATTCCTGACAGAAAAGTGCAAATGCACATTCTGACACTTGCCACGACAGGAGATTCTCATGGCTAATACAACTTTTAGCGGACCGGTTCGGTCTGAAAACGGATTTGAAACTGTATCTAAGAATGCTATTACTGGCGCGCTTACAGTCACTAGCGGAAGCAAGATGGCGACAGAGGCTCTAGGCGGAGGAGGCATAGAAGGCGCGGCTGGAGTTTATATTACTCAGGTGGAGCGTTTTAAAAGCGATACTGCTACCAACGTAAATCTCGTAAAGACTACGATCATGGTTGATCTTACAGGCCTGAGTTCAGGTGGAGCGATTAATGACATTATTGGTAGAAACGGTGCCGGAGCCGCTTATATTGGGCGTGTTACCACTGCTAACCAAGGTGTAGTGTTTGGCGTAACCATGGAGTGCTTTGAAGCTCCTGCTGGTGGTGACCCTGACATTGACTTGTATTCAGCGACTGAAGCTACAGGTGTTGAAGATACGCTTATTACTGCTTTAACTGAAACTCAAATTATCAATGCTGGAGATGCGGCTGTTGGAACCCGCGTAGCAGGTGGGACTATTGCGGCGGATCAATATCTTTATTTAGTGGCGGGCACTGTAACTGCTGGGGTATATACCGCAGGTCGTTTGATTATCACAATACTTGGCTACGACGTAGCTTCTTAATTTAAGATAAGGAGTCTAAAATGTCACAGTCTGATGTAATTGCGGTTACCCGCACTACTGACGGTTCAATCTACGGTCAACGTGCGCGAGTGCGTCAGATTGTTGCTACGACATCTAGTTCAGGAAGTCCCGCTATCTCAGTTAAAGATGGCGGATCTTCTGGGACAGTTCGTTTATCAATGCTATTTAAAACGTCGGATGTAATCACTGTCAATATTCCTGACAACGGTATTCTGTTTGAGACGGATGTATATCTTGATCTTACAGCATGTGACTCAGTCACATTTTTTATCGCGTAGGTTAAAAATGGCTACCACAAAAAACGTAAAAAAGACGCCGTCTGGTCGTGTCAGCTACCGTAGCGAAACGTTTTCTGGGTATAACAAGCCTAAGCGCACGCCCGGAAAAAGCAAGAAGTTTGCAGTTCTTGCTAAGAAAGGTAGTGAAGTAAAGCTAGTGCGCTTCGGTGATCCTAATATGGAAATTAAGAAAGATAACCCGGGCCGCCGGAAAAACTTCCGAGCCCGACATAATTGTGACACAGCAAAAGACAAGTTCTCAGCACGATATTGGAGTTGTAAGAATTGGTGATGGAAAGATATAAACGTGCTCTGGCTGAGTATATGTCCGAACAACAGCCAATCCGCATGGCAGAAGGTGGGTCCGTAAAGTTTAATCGGGAACAGGTAGCGGAATTTTTTCGCGTTAAATTTGCTGAAGCTAATGCATCTAATATGAGCGAAGCTGAATTAGTGAAGAGTGTTCAAGATTCGCTTGCGGCTGTTCGCGCGGCTGGAAATGAAATCAGTAGAACAGATCTAGGCGCAGGTTTTGCAAAAGTTGCTCAAGAGAATGGATTTACTGAACCCCAGTTCCAACAATACCACTTCAAATTTTCTCCTAAAAATTTGCAAGCCCCGACTCAAACTATG